TACAGACAATCAAATCAGTGAAGTAATACCTTGTAGTGCCGAATCAATAAAAAGTATAAAAGAAATTCAAGAATATTTACCATAATAATAATAAGTCCCCACTGTAAAGGTGGGGCAACGCATTTATATAAAAGCTTATTCTTTTAATTTAGATTATGAAAGGGAAATATTTAAAAAACAATTTTTAGTTGATTTAAAATATATTTTAACTAAAAATAAAATTAAAAAAGAAGATTATTTAATATTTAAAAATTTACTATAAATCTTAACTATATAATTATGTTCAAAAAAGAAATGATGGAAAAACACAATCTTACAGACAATCAATACGATATAGTACAAAGTATTACGACTGAATGAACAGATATACCTAACAACGCTTTTTCTGATACATTTACAGTAATTCAAGATAAAATATATATAATACTAGAAGATATGGAAACTCATAAGTTAAGAAGAAGAAAAAAAAGCAATTTAATATCTAATAGATAAGTTATGTTAAGATGTAAATGATGTTGAAGTAAAAGATTTGAAAATAAAATTTGTATTTATTATTGAATCTGAATAGAAAAAAAAGAAATAATACTTGAAGAAATTAAATGAGATATGGGAAGATATAATATATTAAAAAATACAAGACTTATTTGAGATATGAATAGAATAAAATATGCTGAAAATTGTGAAATAATATGAGATATGAATAGAGTAAAAGAACATAAAAACACTATAGTTAAATGAGATATGAATAGATATTAATAATTTAATTTCTAAAGATACAAAAAAAACATAACTAACTAGTAACAAGTTAGTCATGAGTTAGTAATATTAATAAAATAATTATGAAAAAAGAATTACATAGATATTTTAAAAATCCAGGAAAATTACAATGACTTATTCTCGATTGAGCGAAATACAGTAAATATTGATGGCATGGTTCAACACATTGATATCATCCTAGATGAGTGCTTGTATGAGATATATTAATGTATGATGAATGGCATTCCAATAATCATACATATATAGAAATATCACCAAAAAAATGATTAAATTGGATAGAGCAAGATAATAATTCAACAAGTTAGAATTGACGTGCTATACCTTATCAGAAAGAAGTAAAATTGATAACAGTTCGGAATTATTGATCAGAATTAAAAGAGTGACCGTGGTGTAATACTATCAATAATATGATATATGATTTAGAGGAGGAGATTTTCTTAAAAAAAGAAAAAGAAAAAAAAGAAGAAAAAGAAAAAGAAGAAAGATATCAAAGAGAAAAAGAAGAAAAAGAAAAAGAATTATTTAATAATTGGAAAGATTAAAATTTAATATAATAATTATGATAGAAAAAAACATTATTTCATTAGAACTCTCAAAAAAGTTATCAGAAAGTTGATGTAAATTAGAGAGTATGTATTTATATATAAATGAACAATTATATCAGAATGTACATAAGTATTCAAGTAAGTATTATATGAATATAGATGATTTCAGTGAATGGTATTCAGAAAAGGAATTAGATGGGTTTAATCATAAATATGTAGCTTTTGATATATTAAATGATATTTGATGTAAATATGCAAAAGAGTTTTTTGGGGTGGATAGTGAATATTCTAAAAGGGAAGAATATTGTCAAGAGTGCCAAGAATATCGCTCTATAGTATCTTGTAATGTATTAATTATAAATAAAATCAAGAATATTATAATATTATTACAACAATGAAAAAAACAAGAAGCAGAAGACTATATATGGGGTAATACGTTATATAATCCTAAAAATAAATCCTAATAACTCTATAATGAATACAATAGATCAAGAAGACTACAGAAAACAAAGAAAAGATAAACTATTAATAGCAACTAAAATGTACTATGATTTTAAAGAGGTAGAGGCATTATATTGAAGCTATGAGCATTATTTACACAAACAACTAGAGTTAGTACAGGAACAAGAAACAATTATAAACCTTAAAGAAAAGATTAAATATATATTAGAAAAAAAAACTTGATAATAATTAAAAAATAATTATATTAATAATAATTAATAATAATAAAATATATGAAAAATACTCTTTTAAATGAGATAAGATTCCAAATGAATAAATATGATAGATTGATGGGTGATTGTGAAAATTGAACTATATCAAAGAGTAGATTATGTAATGCATGAAAAGAGTTAAGAATAACAATACAAGAGTTAAACAATTATTTATTAAATTAAAAGTATGGAAATAGTAGTACTAATATTAATCATATATTTTTTACCGACAATAAATGTTTTATTTAACAAAAATAAATCAAATAAATGATCTACGATTGTAATAAATCTATTTTTGGGATGGACTTTTGTTTGATGGGTGATTGCATTCGCTATCTCTTTTTGAAAAGATTAATTTTTAATTATAAAATAAAATGGATAATAATAAATAAAAAACATGCTAATCCAAAAGTAAAATTTATTTAAAGATTTGAAATATAAATGTAATATGTAAATAACAGCCTATAACTAGTATTTATATATTTTACACATTACATTGATAGATTTAAAGATTAATATCGTGGGTTCACCAGAGAAGTTAACAGTGAACATCTAGCCTCACTACACGACTGAAGATTCCTTTGACTAAGGATGAAACATACCTGTTCGATCAGCTCATTACTTATTTAATAAGTATGACTAGTCATCAGGTGTGTATCGTGGAGTCTCCCAAGTGAGGGAATAACTGGAGACCTAGACTTCTCACACTATATTAGTTTTTAAATATTGCTAAGCAATCACAGAAGCTCAATGATCTTGTAGGTGGGCTGTTAAATGAATTACTTTTGAGGAATAGATTTAATATATGAGTGTAATGTATAAATGAGTCTTTAAGTAGAATAATCATTATGTAGGAGAACTTTTCAGATCTATTTGGTTTGGGTACTTTGGTGTTTAATGAGTGGTTAAATCGCTCCCAAGCCCACTGCTGAAAGAAGAGCTTAAGTGCTAGAAGTAAAACGAGGCGTCGATGATACGCCTATCCTATATCGTTATACATTACATTGATAGATTTAAATACAAGTTGGGATTAGCAGCAACTACCTTATGCTAATCATAACCGACGCTAGGGAAACCTAGGGGGGAATATAGGTAGGCAGGGCTCTATGGTTCGACGGAAATGTACAATCCATAAACTATAAATTGAGACTGTGCTCCTCTGTATGATAATTAATTACTTAGTTTATACTAAGGCTATTTATAAACGTGTATTGTTTTATAGATAGAGAATTGATTATATTACAGAGGGAATGCAGTAGCAAGAGATATAGTTCTCTGGAAATATTATTTAACACACAAAACGTTTTATTATGAAAAACTTATTATCAATTATTGGATTATTTCTACCCGTCATTAAAGCAGATTTACATTCAGACTATTGAATATTTGATATATGAATGTAGTGTATAAATGGTAAGGTAATTCGATTGTTCTCGCCTATCCTATTCATTGAAGGTATACAATATATGAATAGGGTTACAAGGAGTTAATGCCAACTGAGGTGGAAGCATTTTAAAGCAGTTAACGGCTTGAATTGTGGAACAGGATATTGTTGGAAAACATAGGCTTTATACATTACATTTATGTATTTAATAAAGTTATTTATGAAAACAGTAATAAAACCATGAAGAATACCAATTAAACTTTGGTTAGATGATATAGAAGATGGAACGTTAGAACAAGCTACTAATCTTGTCAATGGTTATTACAGAAATACATTTGACAAATGTACGTCAATTTTATATAATACTTATGTTTATGTCATAAGTATTATTAAATGAATAATAGTAAAGTAACATTAGAAAAAAGAAAAGAGCTAAGAAAGTACTATAAAAAAACTATAGACCCAAATTCTTTTCCAGTATATATTAAAAAGATATGTAAGGATTGCTGAAAAGAAAAAGATTGTAAATGGAATAGTTCTTTTACAACTAAATGAGTTCCAGAATATAAAGCTAGATGTGATAAATGTCACAATATATTCAAAAGAATAATAGCAAAATCTAGTGTATCAAAATGACTATGTAATATAAGAGTAAAGAAATATCAAAGACAAAATAAACAATGGGCTGTAGATTATCTATGATGAAGATGTATTAAGTGTTGATATAATAAATGTTTAAGAGCATTAAATTTTCATCATAGAAATCCAGAAAAAAAACAATATACAATATGAGAAATATTAGACCATCATAAAAATAAATTAAAAAAAGAATTAAACAAGTGTGATTTATTATGTTCTAATTGCCATATGGAAGAACATAATAAATAAAGTTTTATTTACTAACTTATTTAAAATGAATTTTACTTATAAAAATCCTGATTTTAAAGTTCCTATTAAGGCTTGGATTCCAAGAGAAGAATATTTTAAGGATGAATGAATGGTAGAGCAGTGTGAAAATTTAGCTAAATTACCATTTGTTTATAAACATATAGTGTTAAATTGAGATTGACATCAAGGTTATTGAATGCCTATATGATGAGTTATGGCAACTAAATGAGTTGTTTTACCTAATGCTGTAGGTGTTGATATTTGATGTTGAATGTGTGCTGTTAAAACAAATTTAACTGATATTGATACTGAAACACTTAAAAAGATAATGTGAAAAATTAGAGAGGCTGTACCCGTTTGATTTAATAAACATAAAGAAAAACAAGATGAAATGTTAATGCCAACCCCTCCAGATGTAGACATAGATAATTTATTTAAGTTAATAATTGAAAAAGAATATAATAATGCAGCAAAATCAATTTGAACACTATGATGATGAAACCATTTTATAGAAATACAAAAATGATCTGATTGATCTATATGGATAATGATTCATAGTTGAAGTAGAAATTTAGGACTTCAAGTAGCTAAACATTATAATAATTTAGCAAAAGAACTGAATAAAAAATGGTATAGTAATATAAATGAAAAGCATGATCTAGCATTTTTGCCATTAGATAGTGAAGAGTGAAAAAATTATATTCATGAAATGAATTATTGTGTAGAATATGCTTTAGCTAATAGAAAATTAATGATGGATAGAATTAAAGGGATATTTGAAATACAATATTCAACTTGTATATTTGATGAAATTATAAACATAGCTCATAATTATGCAAGAATGGAAAACCATTTTTGAACTAATGTAATGATACATAGAAAAGGTGCTACAAGTTCTAAGGATTTAGAAATTTGAATAATACCATGAAGTCAATGAACTAAGTCATATATAGTAAAATGAAAAGGGAATAAAGATAGTTTCATGTCTTGTAGTCATTGAGCAGGTAGATTAATGAGTAGAAAAAAAGCAAAACTAAACTTAAATCTTGAAGAAGAAATTAAGAATCTAGATGATCAATGAATTATACACTGAATAAGACATATAGATGATCTAGATGAAGCATCATGAGCCTATAAAGATATATCAGTTGTAATGGAAAACCAAAAAGATCTAGTAGATATACTTGTAGAATTACAACCTATTTGAGTTATAAAATGATAAATCTTAACAAAAATAATTATTAATTATTTATAATATGCCTAAAAACACACAATGTAACAAGGTAGAAAAACAACTTAGAACTACTTACTGTACTAAATTATATTTAAGATGATATGAGACGAATGAAATTTATAAATTTTTTGAAGAGAAATTCAAATTATGAACAAGACAGACTGATAGATATATTAAACTAGCTAAAGTGGCAATCTGCGACGAAAACGAATATACAATAAGGCAAGAGATCAATGTACACTATAGAAAGCTAATTGATTTATATAATGCATCATATAAGAAAAAAGATTTTTGAGTTTGTAATAAAATTTTAAAAAGTATAAGTGATTTAAGATGATTAGATGAGGCTAAGAAAATAAAATTAGAATGAGACTTGTTTGATAAATTAATAATTAATGTTATTAAAAATGGAGATCAACACGACAAGGATATTTGAGGAGAACAATCAAACTGAAAAGAAGATAGTAATAAATAGATGAGGGACTAGATCAAGTAAGACATACAGTATTATACAAATATTAGTTATATGGTTAGTTAATTGAGTAATAGGCGAAAAACACTGGAAAAAATGAGTTACTGACATTGTAAGAAAATATTGAGCTAACCTAAAAGATACAGTACAAAGAGACTTAGAGGATGTTATTGATGATTTGCAAGTTAGAGATAAAATAATAATAAATAAAAGTGATAGAACTTATAGATTTTGAAAAAGATTAATAAGATTAAAATGAGCGGATGACCCTCAAAAGCTAAAATGAAGTAAAAGAGATATTTTATTTTGTAATGAGGCAAACGAACTATCATATTTATGAGAATTTTTTCAATTATTAATCAGAACTAAGGATTTAGTATTTATTGATTTTAATCCCGACGATGAAGATATTTGGATTAACACAGAATTAGAGCAAAAAAGATTAATTAATAAATGAGATGTAAAACTTGTAGTAAGTACATATAAAGACAATCCATTTTTGGAATCGCAAGAAGTAGATGAAATTGAAAATATTAAAACTATTGATATACAATTACGGCAAGTTTATTGAAAATGATGATATTGAAAAATAACTTGATTGATATTTCCTAATGTAAATATAGTCAAAGAAATACCAAAAGAATCAAATTTTATTTGTAATTGAAAAGATTTTTGATTTACAGCTCATCCAACAACATTAATTTGAATTTATATGTATAATAATGAATTATATCTAGATCAAAGATTATGGAGTACTTGATTAGTAAATACCTATAGAAATGAATCAGAAAAAGAAAAATCAATAACTTGAAATTATGAGATATTAGGTATAACTAAAACAGAAGAAATTTTTGCCGATAGTGCTGAACCAAAAAGTATTGAGGAGATATATAATTGTTGATATAATATAAAATGAGCTACAAAATGACCAGATAGCGTACAATTTTGAATTACTACAATGAAATGATATAAAATAAATGTTACAGAAAGAAGTCTAGATTTAAGAAAAGAATTTAGGAAATATAAACGGGCAGAAGATAAAAACTGAAAAACATTAAATGTACCTATCAAAAAATTTGATCATGGTATCGATGCTGTAAGATATTGATGTATAATGAAGCTACCAAAGAAGAAAAAGAGATGAGTATATTTTTCAGTAATTTAAAAAAAAGATTATTAAAATAAAACTTGATTAATTATATAAATTAAATATAATTGGTTTAATTACTTATTAATTTATAAAATAAAAAATTTGCTTTATTCAGAATAATACATACATTGACTATAATTATAGTCATATATATTTTGATGTATAAATTATACAATTACGGTGGTCACTGATTTACTCAACGTATTTAAGACTAATAATATCTATTTATTGTCTAAATAGGTATAATGTATGAAATTCGAATTATTCTGATACGACTTTAAAATAAATAAATGATCTAAAACAAAATCATATAGAGATAATTACAGTAGTTTTTTAAACTTTTCTTCAGAAAATGTAGTTATAGATTTATATGTTTTTTATGATATATACAAAAGAAATGCAGATATCAGACAATCATCAAATAAAATAGCAATAACAGTTTCAAAAAACTGATTATTAATTTACGATAATAAAAAAAACTTAATAGATAATCCATTAATTAATTTGGAAATATTAAGTATTTTTTCTTTGCCAACTTTTCTAAGTTTCAAAAAAGAATTTTATAAACAATATTTAATTTCATGAGAAGTTTATATTATTGCAACAAAAGATATTAGATGAAAAAATAATTGATTACAGATATTAGATTCAAGAACAATGTCAAAAATTGTAGACAATAAATGAAATTTTACTTGATTCAAACAATATAATACATTTAAAAGCAAATATTATAGTCGTGATGATGTTTGTTACTTTCAATTGGAAAAAGATACAGACAACGAAAATAAATGAATGTGATTATTAAACTGAGTTATTTGGGACGCTTTAAGTGATTTACAAAGTAGCAAAAGGAATTACAGATTTTTTGAAAATGATGCAATACCTGGAGCAATGTTGATGTTAGACGAAACACTATCAAACGAAGAAATGAAGATTGCAAAAGAACAATTTGAAAGACAGTATAAATGAACAAATAATAGCCATAAAATGCTAATTGCTTGATGAATAAAAGACATTAAGATATTAAGTATATCCCATAAAGATATGGACTTCATAAATCAAAAAAAATTAACTACTGAAAAAATTAGTAGTGCTTTTTGAGTTCCTAAAACCATTTTATGATATGTTGATAATGTAAATCTCGCAAATGCTAAAGAGTTAAAAGTTGAATATATTGAATGAACTATTAGACCATACGAAAAAGATTTTGATTTTATTTTAAACAGTATTTTGAGAAAGTTTTACACTGATATTTTTAATAAATACAAAGTAAAAACTAATTGAGAAACTTTAGAAGATACGCAACTTAAAGAAGATAATCAAAGAAAAGATTTAACTTTATGATTAAAAACAATTGATGAGATAAGAATTGAAAGAAATCTTGATGAATTTAAGTTAGAAGAAACTAAAAATCCTATTATCTTAAACAATATTATTCCAATAACAGAAATGTGAATGGATCCAACTATTAATTTATGAGAATAATATGGCAAATGTAACAAACAATAGACCAATTTTAAAGACAGAATTGAGGATGAGGAATGCAACTATTAGATCATTTAGAAAACAGAGAAAATATTTTGAAAAACATTTAGCTGAATTATATAGAAATGAGTGAAAAATTCTAAGAGCATATAACTATTTGATAAATTTAGTTTGAGAAGTTGAGCCTGACGCAGAAAAAAACAAAGAATTACCAATTGATGAAACGAGCGAGCCATTAAGTTGATTTTGGATAGAAATGTGATTAGCTGACATGATTGAGAATATAAAGAAATATCCAAAAATAGCCTCAAATAAATGATATAAAAGAACATTCAGAAATAATGCAACAAAGTTAACAAATGAGTGAATTATATTTGAAGAATGATTATGATTAAGATATGAAGAGTTATTTTGAGAAACGCATTTTAGTAATTATAAATGAAGTATTACAAGAACTACTAAACTAAACCTATTAAAAACCTTAAAAGAATGAATTGAAGAAAATTTGACGGTATGAGAACTAACAAAAGAAATAGAAAAAGTAAGTAATGTATTATTTAGCAAAAATAGAGCAGAACTAATTGCAATTAACGAACTTTGAAAAGCTTATGAGTATTGAAGTTGGGTGCCAATGCAACAATATGAAAATCTATGATGACAAGTAGACAAAAAATGGTTAACAGTTAACGATTCAAAAGTTAGACCAGAACACCTTACAAACTGAGCTGAATGATGGAAACCTTTTGGATATACATACCCAGCAACCTGAACAAATTTTGCTCCATCTTGATTTAGATGCCGTTGCACTATGGGTCGGCGTATACTTTAATATATATATATATGGAAATTTGGAAAAATATAGTTTGATTAGAATTAAATTATCAAGTATCTAATTTATGAAATATAAGAAGTTTAAAAAATAATAAAATTAAACCTATTAAATTAAGATTAGATAAAAGATGATATGAAGTTTTTAGACCTTGTATGAATTGAAAACATTTAGATAAAAAAATTCATAGAGTAGTAGCCGAAAGTTTTATTGATAATAAATTTAATAGAAAAGAAATAAATCACAAAGATTGAGATAAAACTAATAATATAATAGAAAATCTTGAATGGGTTACTAGATCATATAATAATAAACATGCTTATAAATTATGATTAAGAAAGCAATGATTTTGAATAAATAACCCATATCATAGAGAAGTAAATCAATATACAAAAGATTGAAAATTTGTAAAAAATTGGTGAGCAATAGCTGATATAAAAAGAGAATTAAATATATTTTCTAGTAATATTTCATCATGTTGTAAATGAATAAATAAAACAGCTTGATGATTTATTTGGAAATATAATATTTAAAATTTTATTTAATAATTTTTATTTATGAAAAACCTAAATATTAAAAACAAGGATTGTTTCCAGATAATTTGCGAAAAAAAATCTGTAAAAATTCTTGAAAAAGATGACTGAACTATTGAGTGAATAGAGCTTGAATGATTCGCAAGTACTAAAAACAAAGATAGAATGAATGATATTGTACAACCAAAAGCGTTTACTACAGCGTTAGATCTATATATGAAAAATCCTATTGTTTTATTACAACATAAACATCCTATCTGAGTTGCTACAGAGGCACAAATTAAACCAAAGGGGTTATATGTTAAGGTAAAAATAACAGAGGATGTTAACGGTGTATTTTCGGCGTTAAAAAATTGAGTATTGAAAGCATTTAGTATCTGATATAGAATAAATGAGGTTGAGATGAAAGAATTAGAAGTTGATTGAGATGTTAGATATGAATGGATTATAAAAGATTTAGATTTATTAGAAATAAGTCTTGTATCAGTTCCTGCTAATCCTTACGCATTAGTAAAATCAATGGATAATATCATCCAAAAAAGTTTTATTAAAAATTCAGACAAAGAAGTTTCTGAAGAAAAAGTTGAGGAAGATACAAAAGAAGAAATAAAAGAAGAAATTGCTGAAGAGAAAACCGAAAAAAAAGTTGAAGAAAAAACAGATGAGAAAAAAATATGAACTGAAGAATTTGACAAAATTTATAAGGAAATGGAAGACATGGACAAAGATAAAAAAGTTGAAGAGAAAAAAGAAGTAATTGAAGATGAAAAAGTTGAGGAGAAAAATGATGAAGTTGAAGAAAAAGAAGATGATACAGAAACAAAAGAAAATCAAAATACTGAATGACAAGAAATAATTGAAAACCAAGACTCTGAAAACTCTGTTGAAACTACAGATAACAAACCAGTTGAGGAAGGTAAAACACTTAAAGAAATGTCATTTACTAAAATATTTGATTATATCGATAGTTGAATTAATAAAAATAATGAAACTATAGTTTGATTTATAAAATCAAAAATTAATATTCTTGAAAAAGAGAATAAGACATTAGAAGACTCATTAATTGATATAACATGACAGTTTGAAAAATTAGTTGAATATGTTGGTCAATTAGATCAAAGTATATTTAAGATTCAAATAAAAGAATGATATACATACGAAAAAGCTGACGAAGTAAAAAAAACAGCTTATAGTAATTTAGCTGAAAAGTTAAAAACTATGTAAATTTATATTTTAAATATTAAAAAAATGAACGCATTAAAAAAGGCTATTATACAGTCAAAAAAATTATTGGATTCTACTACTGACGTAAAAGCGTTAGAAAAAAAATTTGAGGAAGCAGAAAAATTACAAATGGAAAGAAAATCAAATGAGATAATGAATACATCTGCATCTGATTTTGGTACTGAACTAATTCCAGATAAGATTCAACTTGATCCATTGTTAGATCTAGTTCCAACTTATTCTACATTAATTAATCTATTGCCAGGATCTCATTGAACTAATTTAGGTAAATCTATTGATCTACCAATTATATGAGAATCTGATATGTTTTCTTGAAATACTGAATGGTCAACTGGTGCACCTACTCCAGCAACTCCTGCTGATGAAGGTCCGCCTACTGATGAAATAACTATTACGCAAGGAATGTTTATTCTTAAAGTAGCAGTTTCAAAAAGAGAATTGAATTATGCTCCAATGAATTTAGAAGCAATTATTAAAAATAGAATTAATATGAGTGCGGCGAGAACAATTGACGCAGTATTCTTAAATTGAGATTCGGCGGCGGCAAACAATGTAAATTATGATGGTTGAACACCTGCAACAACTCTTTACTACAAACAGTGTGATGGTTGAATCAGAAATACTGTTCTTGATGATACAAATACTAACAATGTATGAACATTTTCAGAGGCTGACTTAATTGCAACATTATGAAAATTAGCAAATTGATACCAAGCTGATCTATCTAATCTATTATGGATAATGCCAGCAAATGTTTATAATAAAGCAATGTTGTTTGATTCAGTTTTAACAATGGATAAGTTTTGACCTAACGCAACCATATCAAAATGAGTATTAGCAAAAGCATTCTGAATTGATGTACTTGTAGCTAGAGATTGGCCAGCATTGGCACAAGCTACTTGATTAGTTTCAAGTACTACTTGAAGTAATACGGTTGGATCTTATGGATTAATATACAAACCATCAATGCAATATGGTTTTGGACAAGCTTTAGAAATCGAACCTTACAAAGTTCCTGGTAGATGAATTGTATTATACGCAACTATGGAATTTGGACAATGAATGGCTTATGACAAAGCAGGTCTTTGAAATACTGCGGCTCTTTGAATTAATGTAACAGTACAAACGGATAATATTATATAATAACAAAAAGGGTGGTGGAATACTGCCACCCTCTTAATCCTAACCCTAAAAACATGAAATTTATTAAAAAATTAGTAACAATGAGAAATCTTACAAAAAAAGATCAACTTGTTACAACTATAAATTGAAAAAAAACTGTAAAACCTAACTGAACATTCTCATTGTTAGAAAGAGATTCAAAAACTATGTTAAAATGCTATAAATGAATGTTTGAAAAAGTTGAGGGACAAGATAAAACTTGAACATTAAAAGAAATAATTGACTGAACATGAGGAGAATCAGAACTTGAAATAATTGAAGTTAATCCTGAAGAAAAAAAAGAAAAAAAAGATAAAAAACCTACAAAGAAAAAAGAAATTAAAAAATAAATTGTATCAATATGATAAATTATAATACATTAGCAGAACTTAAAATATTCTTATCAATATCTTGAACATGAAATGATGATATATTAACTGAATTATTACTTTCAACTTATTATACACTTAATAAGATTTTAAAAATTGATAGTTTTAATGAAACCTCATATACAGATACAGTTGATTTGAGATATTTATACAGTGATTGAACTGTATTTTTAGAAAATTATCCAGTTACTACTGTAAATACAATCAATTGAGACTCTTATACATGAGTTTTAAATACAGATTATAGAATTGTAAATAATAGACAAGTAATTATCAAAGATGTTGCTGATTATTTGAGTGATTTAGAGTTTGATTTTGTTGATATTATTTATACAGCTTGATATGATAGAGATGAGGTACAAACATTAAATGCAAGTGCTGCTGTTGATGCAACAGGTTGAGTAACAACAATTCCATTAACTGCTAATTGATATGCTATAAATGAAAGCGTAACAATATCATGAACAACTAATTATGACTGAACTTATACAATTTTAGCCGTTGCTACTGATTCCTTTAATATTACAGCAACTTATGTATCTGAAACTTTTGGCTGAACTGAAACATCTACAAATAATACTGCTGGTTGACCAAGTGATGAATTGCCAAATGATATTAAATTAATGCAAAATTTATTAATTTCTGGATTCTATAATAAAAGAAAAAGTACTTGAATTAAATCATACTCATTATGAGAAGAAAGTATAACATTTTGATGATGGGAAGACAAAGAGTATTCTAATTTTAATACTTTATTTAATTTACGTAAAAAAGTAAATGTTTTATAAATCAACTTGAACATTATACACAAGAAGTAGAAACGTAAAAAACGTGGCATCATATTCAAGCGTTTGAACTTTTGATTGTACAATACAGCCAGTTTCATCTTCAGATTGATTTGATGGAGCTACAATGTATAAATTTAAGAAATTATTTACAGAATACGACTGAATAAAAAATTGAGATAAAATGGTTATTGATTCAATTACTTATATTGTCAAAGAAGTAAAAGTGTGGGAATGAATAATTTGAGATTATAATATTTGTTTTATACAAGAATCAGAATGAAGCTAAAAAAAAGCGAAAATTTTGAAAACGCATTACCATTAGATTTTTCAATAGAAGATGCAATTGAAAAAGCTTTATTACAAACAACATTATTAATACAAACAACAGCAAGAAGTTCTTGATATGCACCATATAAAACCTGAACATTAAGAAAAAGTATTACAAGTGATTTAAGTCAATTAAAGAAATGAACTACTGTTGTATGAAGTGATGTAAAATATGCAAATATACAAGAGGTTTGATGAGATATAAAAGCAAAAAATAAACCATATTTACATTTTAAAATAAATTGAAAGTGGGTAAAAGTAAAAAAAGTAACTATCAAATGAAAAAGATATTTAAGAAGAGCGTTTGAAGATAACGAATCAAAAATATTAAATATAATTAATAAAGCTATAAAAAAAGAACTTTGATAATATTAACAACTGAATATGAGTTATTCATTTAAAGAAATTTGAACTGCAATATATACTGAAATGCTAAAAGTTAAAAATACAGATACAAGAGTATGAGACGTTTTTAATTATGATGTAAAAATTGAATGAGGAATAAATATGCCCGCAATTATTATAACGCCTACTTGATGAAACGAAGATCTATTGGATTCTTGTAATAATTCAGTTACTTTTGACTATTCTGTTAGGGTTATAGATGAAATACAGTATTGAGTTGCAACCGCAGAAGATAATCTAAGAGAATTAGCTAATATTGTATTAGAAAGATTGAAAGATATTGAGAGTGTAACTTGGACAGGTTCTAACTGATTTACTTTGAAAGTTACATTTAATTATATTTTTTGATGGGCGGATACACAAGAGCCAATTAGAGTATTTGAGGTTATTTGTAGCTTTTCGTGAATAGAAAATAAGTAGTTTATTTTATTAATAATATTAATTATGTGAAGAGTAAAAAAGTGTAAAGATATAACAATTGAGGAATTAGAACAAGAAATAATTGAAAAAAAAGAAGATGAAATAATTGAAGAAAAACTAAAAACATTTTCTTTTCCAAAAATATGAATATCAGTAAAAGCAAAATCTTTAAGAGATGCAGAAACAAAAATGAAAATGATGATTAATTATAAAAATAAAAAAATTTAATTTAATATTTAATATAAAAAATTATGAGTAATGAACATATAGGAAGAGTTAGTGCAATTTGATTATGAAAAGAATCAGTTGCTTGAACTTCTGTGGCTGCTGATGTTTGGATACCAAAAACAGCATGAGTATTAGTACCTGAATTTGAAGAGGCAGTTGATGACGGTGCTTATGGTGTAATTGATGAGGTTTATGATTCAGAAACCACTAAAAACTTTTCAAAACTTACATTAACTTGAATCGCAAGAGATGATTTTATTTGATACTTATTATATTGAGCTTTATGAACATATAATCAAGTTGCTTGTGTAACTCTTCCAAGTCCTGATTGATGAACACCAGCAAGAACCGATAACGTATATGTAACTGCGGCAACTACTCTTGATAATGCGGAGGCAGTAGATAGTTGATGAGCTCCAAACATGGTAGAAATTCCAATAACATGACATCCTTACGCTGATTGAGATATTGTAACAATATCTTGAACTACTAATTATAATGGTACTTTTACAGTTGCAAATTCAGCAACTAATACAATTGAAATTGAAAGTGCTTATAACGCAGAAACTTTTGCATGAACTGAAGCAATTACATGAAGTACTTGGACTTGATCAATTAAAAAAATAATAACAACATGAACTACACCAACAACTTATTATTTTGTAAGTACAACAACTTGAACTTTGGCAGACTGAGAAACTGTAACAGACTGAACTTGGACATCTACTGTTGGATTAACCGCAACAAGTGCCGTAAAATGACATTTTTTCAGTAGAGCAAATACAAATACTCATCAATCATTTACTTTATATGATGATGATCCAGTTGCGGGTGTAAAATCAGTATATTCAATGATTAATACTTTTGAATTATCGACAGCAGTATGAGAATACGTTAATTTTTCTACTGAATTTTGGGGTAAAAAAATGGAAACTTCATGAGCTTTAGTTCCTTCTTATTCTGATGAAAATCCGTTTCTAGCAAAAGATGCAAATGTATATTTTGCAACTAATGAATCTTGATTAAATGCGGCGACAGCTCAATGTATGCAAAATTATAGACTAACTGTATCAAAAAATCTTACAGAGATACAATGTTTTTGAGATGATGACATAGATAGTATACATAATCAACAGTTTACTACTGAATGAGATTTTGAGGCATTATATAATAGTATTACATTAAGAGATTATGTAATTGATTCAGATAAAAAAGCTTGTAGATTTGAAATAATAAATGATTGAGTAACTGCTATAGTTTCGGCTCAATTATATCCATCTTTATTTGTAGATTTTGCAAAAGTTTGATTTAAGGAATGGACAAAAACAGATTCAAATAATGATATAGTTAAACAGACAATGTGATATACTTGACAATATGACAATACTACAAGTATGCAAATGGAAATTCTTTTATTGAATACAAATTCAACAGGTTATTAATATATATATTTTAATTTATAATTTTTAAAATTATGCTTATAAAGAACACCTCTACAAGTAATGTTACTTGATTAGAGATAAACGGGCAAACATCTATGACAGTTTACCCAGGTGAAATCGTACAGTGCGACGATCAATATTGAAGAACTGCTATAAATGAAAATAGCAATCTTTCAAAAGTTACGTATTGATCTGAAACAAAGCAAACAGTTGTAACAATGACAACAGCAGAGATTTTAGCTTTGTATACAACTCCAAAGACATTAGTAATAGCTCCATGAGCTTGAAAAGCTATTATTGTTGATAAGATTATAGCAACAATGGATTATTGAACTGCTGCTTATGCAACTTATACAACAATTGAATTTAGATATACTAACGCATCATGAACAAAAGTTACAGCTAATATGGCGGCAATATTAGATCAAACAGCAGATACTTATGTATCAGTATGAGGAATTGAAGCAGAACTAGCAATTACATCAAACGCTGCGATTATAGCAATACCAACAACATGAAATCCAATTACATGAGATAGTGATATAATAGTTACTACAATATATAGAGAAGTTTCATTATAAAGATAAAGGGGGCTTAAAGTTTACTTGTTTCTTTGAGTCCCTTCTATCTACCTAAAACAAGAATATTATTTTTTAATAAAATAAGTATGAAAGATATAATTTACAAAGAAGTTTACACAAGAAAAGTTGATAGAGAATATAATAATAAATTGATGGAAGATTGTAAAACTTCAACAGATATAAAATGAGATATGAAATTTGAAATAAATCCTATTAATATGTACAAAGCAAATGACCAATTAGTAAAAGATATGACTAATTTGACAGAAAAAGAAATTGATGAATTATCAGTAGATGAATATGATGATATTTTAGATAAGATTAAAAAAATAAAATCTCCCAGCAAAAAGTAATGAGGAGATATTAAAAAAGTTTTGAAATTCGATTAGGAATAGTTGAAATATAACAAAAGAACACAGAGATTATATTTTAATAAAAGAATTATATCACTGTTCTCCATCTGAATTAGATAAACAAGATGAGAATATCTTATCATTACAATTTAATATGTTTATGGAAGAAAAAAAGAATGAATTTATACAACAAAAGAGACAAGAACAAAAATTAAAATCTTCTAATAAAAGGTAATATGGCCAATAAAACTACATACGAAGTTGATTTAATCTTAAAAGCTCAAAATAAGATAGGTTGAGAGTTAAAAGAATTAGCAAAGCAAGTTAATAAAATAGAAAAAGAAACAAACGAAGCTTGAAAAGAATTTAAAGAACTATGAAAACAAACAAAAAAAACAGCGAGTACAATATGAAGTGATTTAAGAAAATTATGATGAATTATTGCATGAGTTTTTGTAGTGAAACAAGTTATTTGATTTGGTGTAGAATTATTTAATTTAGCTTGAAAATTAGAAGTTCTTGACAAAAAAGCAAAAATAGTTTTCTGAGATTTTATATGACAAGTTGAACAAGTTGCGGAAGAGTCTGCAAGTAGTTTATGATTGACACAAACTGAATTTGTAAATGCATCGGCATCAGTATGAGATTTACTTATACCTATGTGATTTGCTAGAAAAGAGGCAACAAAAATGTCAACTGATATTACTATGCTATCGTGAGCGTTAAGTGAATGGACATGATGAACTAGAACAGCTACAGAAGTAAATGAGATATTGGCAAAAGCAATGTTATGAGAAAGAGACTCATTAGTAAGTTTATGAGTAAAAATAAGTGAAATTGATGTACAGGGGAGATTATTGGCAAAATGAATGGATAAATTAACTTGAAAAGCATTAGAGCAAGCCAAGTGAGTAGCAACATTAGAACTAATTTATGAAAAATCAACAGATGCACAAACGGCTTTTAAAGAGTGATGAGGTAGTTTAGTTAGACAACAAGCAGAACTTGGAGCTAGTTTAAAATCACTTAAAGAATCATTAGCAAAATCATTAATACCAGCATTTACGAAATTATTAAAAAAATATAAACCTTTAATAGAAAAAAATATAGAATTAGCAAAAGAATGGTTAGAAAATGAAGATAATATTAATAAATTTGCAAAAAGTATAGATGAAGCACTAATTATATTAGATGCTATAATAATAACTATTGGAGACGTAATATGGTTTTTATGAGAAATGAAGGAAATGTTTAAATTTGTATGAGATGAAACTACAATTTGGGCAGAAAGTGTATGAAAAGATATATTTAAATTAAAAGAATGATTTAAAAATTTATGAGAAAAATGAGATGAAATGTGAGATTCAATTGTTCATTGAGTTTTAGATTTAATGAAAGAATGATTTATAATTTGGTGAACTCTAATTTGAGAAACAATTGCAAAAATAAAAATAAAATTTAGTGAATTAATAAAAGATGCTAAGAAATGGGGTGCTAATTTAATTCAAGAATTTATAGACTGAATTGGTAATAAAGCTGAGGATTTATGACAATCAGTATTAGATTTGGCAAAAAAGATAGAAAATTTTTTAGGTTTTTCATCTCCTACGAAAAAATGACCTTGAAAAAATGCGGATAAATGGATTCCAAATATGTTTAAAATGTTTAAAACTTGATTTACTAGATGAGAAATAGAAATATGAAAAGCAGCTTCAAGAATAGCATTAGTCGTAAATGACTGAATAAATAGAATTTCAGTATTAGAGATTAAAGATAAATTATTAGATTTTAAAATAGTAGCGTGACAGACTTTCGATGATTTATGAATTCAAATACAATCACAAAAAAAAGTAGTTGGAGAATTAGTAGATGAATATAAGGATTTAAAAGATAGTGTATCTGACATAGACAAACAAATAGCAGATATTGCAAAGACTTGACTTGAAGAAATTGCCTGAAGGGCTGTAGGTGTACAGGATGAGTTAAAATGAATTAATATAGAATTAAAGGCAAATAATAAAGAGTTGGAGGATTCTAAAAAAAATTATATTGATTGATTAGATATAACAGAAAAAGAAAAAGATGCTTTAAAATTAAAACAAATATGATTAGAAAAAGAATTAAATAAGGATAAAGAATTATTAGAATTAAAAAAGAAAAAATTAGAAACAGAATTAAATACAGCTAAACAATTTGTATCACAAGAAGATATACAACAAGCAAGATTAGAGGCTGAATCATCTATTACAGAAAAGATATTTTTTAGAATGGCTGCTAGAATTAGGGAAGCACAGGAAGAAAAGAAAAGATTTACTGAATTAATAGAGGCAAAAAAAGAGTTAATAAAATGACAAATTAAAACAGAAGCAGATAATTATAAAACATTAGTTGATCTAAAAAAACAGTTAGATAGTGATTATTTTAAATTATTTTGAGAACATGTACAAAAACAATCTAAATCTGTAGAAGATATTATATTAAAAATGCAAGATTTAACTTGATGAAAAAAATGATTAGAAAAAATTAGTACTCCAGAATTTGATAGATTAGAAGAAGTAAATAAAAGAGAAACATGATGACCAGTAATATCTTGAAGTCCATATATAGTAGGAGAAAAATGACCTGAATTATTCGTTCCAAGTAGTAGTTGATCTATTATACCAAATAATGATATTAACAACAGTGTAAATATCAATATGTGATGAGTTAGTGTAAGAAATGAATCAGATATAAATAAAATAGTAAATATGTTAACAAGAAAAATACAATTAAAAAGGACATATAATATAGCTTAATTTAAAATTATGATTGGTAGTTCATTATTAGCAACAACATCACTGGCAAGTTGATCTATTCCAACAGAGGTATCTACAACACAAGATAATTTTGTGTTTAATTGATATTCATTAAATAACTGAACTACGAAAAGGGTAAGAGTTAGTAATCACGATGATATTTGAGAGATTGAATTGAATTTATTTAACGCTCCAAGAACTGATTGAGGTTGAGTATTATGACATTATTATAGAAGAAAAGATATTACAATAAGTTTATCACTATCACAAACAACAGCAATATTGCTAAATGATTTAATCGATGATTTTAAGGAAAATACAAGAGAGACTGAATGATATTTGGAAATAACTATTAATAGTGAAGTAAGAAGATTAAAAGCAAGTATTAGTAGTTTAGTATTTAATAGGCAATATTTTAATATTACTTTTGTCCAAAATGTAGAAATAGTATTTACAACAATAGAGCCGTTTTCCTATGCTAAGACTCTTGAAAATGTAACTTATTATAGTATAACATGAGATCTAAGTGAAGAAATAACAAACAACTGAACAGTAAAAACAGAAACAATATCATATTTTATATTTTGAACTTGAATTGCTGCTTTAACTAGCATTATTATTACAAGTTGAGATAATACAATGACTATTTCTGAAACTATAAGTGATAATGACGTATTAATTATTGATTGAGATCAGAAAACTGTAACAATAGATTGAGTAGATGTTGATTATACTGGAACATTTATAGATTTGGATGTTTGAGCGAATCCAATTTTATTTGATTTTGCAGGTTGAGCGACTTTTAGTTGTGATATCACGGTTATACATAAGAAAAAATATAAATAACTTATATTAAATGATAAAAAAATATCAAGTAAAGACATATTCAAAGAGTTTAGTATATAAGACAACTATAAGTCCGAAAATTATTATGTCTGATATTGTTTTTTCATCTAATATAAATTGATGACAATGAGAATTAATTATAGGTTTAGATTTAACATTTACAAATACAAATTATCTTGAATGAGATATAATAAAGGTTACTGAATATGATGAAAATAATTCATCTTGAATATTAATATATTATGGTTTTATTAGTAAAATAATTAGAAATATAGATACATGATCTGAAACAATTAATTTGAATTGTATATGAATAAGTGGATTACTTAATAATATTGTATTTAATGATTCATGATATACTCCAACCTTAAACCAAGACCCTGCACAAAGTATAAAAGATATCATTGATTATTTCAACACACTGTACAGTTGAAGTTTACTAAGTTATTCTTGATGAAATATAGATAATTATTGAAGCAGTATTAATATTTCGTTTGATTATACAACTTGTTTTGATGCAATTAATGAAATAGTAGAGGCAACAGATTTTCGGTGGTATATAGACCAAGATTGACAAGTATTTTTTAAAGAAAAGCCATCTAGTGCCACATATAGATTTACAAATAAAAAAGATATTGAAAATTTACAAATACAAGAAGATTTTGAAAGTGTAGTAAATAAATTATTTTTGGAAAGAAATTGATGAACAATTAAAACTTATACAGATGCTACAAGCCAAACAACATATTGAATAAAAGAATTAATGTTGAGTAAAACAGATATACAAGATGAGAATTCGCAAGATATTTTTTGAGATGATTATATTTCAGAAAATAAAGATCCGAAAAAAAATACTGATATAATTATAAATTCTAAATATAATATAGAGAGTATAAAACCTGGATGAACACTAAAAATATTAAATATCGATTATAGCATGACTAATTCCCAAATTTTATGAATTAATTATTCTCCTGATAATATTTCGTTATCAATAGAAAAATTAGTTACTTTTGGGGTTGAAGTTGTTTGATAATATTTCTTAATTAAAACATTATGGCTTTTGAAAAGTATAAAAATACTAACAATTGAAAAACTAAATTTCTTGCTTGAATAAATGGAAGTGCTACAAGTATGATTTGTACTCCATGAGAATGAGCTTTATTCCCTGCAACATGAGATTTTTTTCTAGTATTAGAAAATTATAATAGTAGTGATATAGTAATAAAAAGGGAAATTGTAAAATGTACAGCAAGAAGCACTGATACGTTTACGATAGTAAGATGATTTTGAACTTGTGTTTGAGATGATTCGGCAACTCCAAAAGTATTAGGAACGACACAATATACTTTTGCTACTGCTGATTATATCAGTGAATATTTTATAAATGAACAGCTTGACGATATACAAGATGAAGTTGAAAGATTAGAAACAATAAAACTAGATATTGATTGAGAGTTAAGAACTTGAAATTGAGCTTGGAAAATGGGCTATAATGATTGAAGTTGAGATGAAACAGAATTTGCATTGTGAGCTGTTTGAACTTATTTAAGATCTTGATGAACATGAGCTCCTCCAGCTTTTTCAGATGTTTGAGCTATTTGAGCTTTGAAAAAATCAATGACAGCATGAGAAAATATTGATGCGTGAGATTCTTTGAGTTTATGAGCGGATATAGATTGAGCTCAACCGTCGACATCAGAAGAAACTTTTTGATGAGCGACTGCTATTGATGAAAAAAGATCACAAAAAATAACTATATGAGCGACAAATTGAAATATAACACAGATAAAACTTGATTTAATGAATTTTAATAGTCCTACTGATAATGTTGAAATAAGAATAGAAACAGATAATGCGTGAGATCCAAGCTGAACACTAGTAGATGCAAACGCTGTTGCAACGATATGAAGTTGAACTCTTACTTGAACTTTAACAGAATATACTGTAAGTTTCACTTCTTGATTTAGTTTAACAGCTTGAACTTATCATATTGTAATACAAAGAAGTTGAAGTATTGATGCTACAGATAGATATAAAGTTTGATTATCTACAAATAATAATTGATTACTAGATTGAGCTTCAAAAGTGTTACAAAGTGCAAGTTGGGTGGTAGCAACTTGAAAATATTTAACTTATGATTTATCCATCGCAGAATTATGAGTATATTTAACAGATGCCACAAGCCTTAATAGGATTAATTTTGCTTGATTTGCTGATGAGACAATCACTCTTTGAAATGCAATTGACGTAAATATAAGTTGAATTGACGATAACCAAAGTAGTTTATCATTATGAAAGACTTATTATTTGAGTGATACACCGTGAGAAATTTCAACAAGTGCTGGATCTAATTCTGTTATTATTTGAAAATCTTTTAGTGATACAGATATTCTTATAAAAACAGGTGCATTTTAATACTTTATTTTTTAAAAAAATATTATGAAATTAACAATTTGAGCAACAAGTGCTTATATCTATGATGAGTTAACATCGGCACAAAGAATAGCAATAGATCAAAAAGCGAAAGAGCCGTTTAATAAAGGTTTGGCTATAAAAAATAATACTTCATGAGCTATTATTTATATCGAAACTACTGAAATTGCATCAACTACAGCGGGTTGATATCCAATAGAATATGGAGAATCAATAAGTTTAGACCTAGCTGAATTACAATATGTAAGTATTATAAGTGATACGGTTACAACAGATGTAAGAATTTTAACTATATAACTTTAAAATTATGAGTGGTAAAATAACAAATTTCCCTAGTAGAAAAGTAAAATTCTATGCTAATAAAGCAGCGTTTCCAGCCGTTTGAGTTGAATGATATTTATATATTGATGAAGATTTAGACAATATATGGAGGCGGGATTGATCGGCTTATGTAGAATTATGTACAACTTCAACTTGAAGTTTTACGACAGTAACAGATCCAGCTTTGAATGTAGCAACAAGTACAGCTAATATTGATAATTATGATTGAGTAATTGTCACATTAACATGAGCTTGAAACGATCAAACATTACAAGCCCCGACTGATTCAACACCTTGAAAAACTTTTATTGTAACTAATAATGATACAAGTACAGATCCTTTTGATGTAATAGACTGAACTCTGACAATTACATTAAAAGTTTGAGAATCTCATAAATATGTTTGGGATTGAAGTGCTTGGATGTGAATAAGTGCCGTTGATGCGTGAGATATTGTTTCTATACCTTATGGAAATATAGTTGCAACAAACGTTCAAGACGCACTTAATGAATTAGATGATGAAAAAGTTTGAAAAGATGAATGGTTGCAAAATTGAATAGTTGATCGTTCTGATTCTACACTAGCTTTTAATGATTGAACTAGAGTATTTACAATTAATAGGTCTACGCCTTGAAGTTGATCTTATTCTTATTATATAGATTGAATTGAATATGTTATTGCTAGTGATGATGTTGATTGAGTAAATACGGTTACATTGACTGATACTGAATGATTATGGTTTATATATTATGATTGAGCTACTTTGACAGCTCTAAATTCACCATCAGATTCTCAATTTGAAGATATAATTATAAATAAATGCTTAGTTTCGGCTGTATATTATGACGCAACAAATAACGTTTGAATATTATATGAAGAAAGACATTGAAATAAAATGGCCCCAGTAACTCACTTATATTTACACGATACTAGATGAATGGCTTATTCTGAATGACTAGGTTTATGAGATTTTGTTATTAGTGATTGAACCGATAATGAAGACGCACAATTTAGCATTGCTTCATGAGAATGTTTTGATGAAGATATACAAATAGAATTAAATGCAATAAATTCAACAACTTGAAATAATATATTTTACAGAGTTTGATCTGATTGGAGATGGACAACTCAAAGTTGATTTAAGTGTATGACTTTTTGATGAACAAGTGCAACTAGGTTAGCTTGGGATAATTCTTGAACACTTACAGAAGTAACAGACTGAAAATTCGTATTAGTTCATGTATTTGCAACTAATGCTTATGATTGAGATTGTATATCAGTTATATGACAGGCTGAATATTTAAATGCAAACGATGCTAAAGATTGAGCTGAATCAGAAATATCTAATCTAGTATTGTGAACGCTACCATCTGCTGAAATGAAACCTATTGCTACAATTATATATCGAACAAAAGATACTTATGCAAATGATGTAAATGCTAAAATTGTACAGACCTCTTGATGAGATAATTATATCGATTGGAGAAGGTCAACACTTTCTGCCTGAGTATCTGCTTCAGATCATTGAAGTTTATGAGGGTTAGCAGATGACGATCATAATCAATATTTATTATTACTTTGAAGAAGTGGTTGACAAGTAGCAATTTGATGAACTGATAGTTGAGATGATTTAACATTACAAAGTACGAGTAATGCAACTAAATGAAATATATTTTTATGAATTGCTAATACTTCTTATTTTGATGAAGTTAATGAAAATTTAATTATAACGTGAGATATATGATTGACTTGAACAAGAGTAACTAAATGATGGTTTACAGATTTTGAAGTTACAAATGCGATAACACTACCTAATTGAAGTATTTGAACAACACAAAGTGCTAGCGATAATTCAACAAAAGTAGCAACAACAGCTTATGTTGATTCGGCTGTATTATTAGAGGATATATGGGATAGGGTTACTTGAACTCCAAATTATGTTATCCCAAAAGTTGGGGCAGATGATATTTGAGCTACATGAGCAAGAATTACAAAGGGTTGGTTTACTGATATAGATTCGGCAACATCTGTAATAACTCCATTAATTACAAATGCGTGAGCTTTATGATTAACCGCCACAGATTCGGCGATAAATGTAACAATTTGAACATGAGCGTGAGATAATTTTGCAATAAATACAACATGATTTGTATACGAATGAGATACTTGACGAGTTTGAATATGAGTTAATCCATTAACAAATATGGCAAGTTGAGATTTAGTCTTAGAATGATGAAGTTTAGTTTTAAACGAGATAGCTACTCCTACAGCCGACGCTGATTATTGAAAAATCTATACAAAAACCGATAATATTCTATACTTTCAAGATTGAGCAGGAGCAGAAAAAAGTCTATTAAGTTCAGAATCTACAATATCTGTATTAACTACAATTTGAACAATAACAACATGAGGATTATGAACTTGATCTGTAATAGGTTGAGCTACAATGATATTATGAAGCGACGCTGATTTTGATATGTATTACAGATCGAGTAATATAATGTCAAGAGTAGCACCGAATACAGTGGCAACGCAAAAGGTTTTAGCAATGACTTGAACATGATCGGCATGACAAGCCCCAACTTGGGAAACAATATCGGTTTGAGATGTAACAAAAGTAAATACTCCAGTTAATAATGAATTATGAGTTTGGACATGAGATTGAACTATAGAAGGAGAAGCAATGCTTACTTTTGTGGATAGTACAAAAACCTTTCAAATATGAGTTTGAGGAGATAATCTTGCGGCAACATTAATTTTATTTGATTGACATTGAAATTATCATACTAATTTCATACAAACAACCTCAGTATTAAATATACAGCCTTTGGATTCTGCCGCGACTATTGTAATTAATGACAATTGACTAAAAGCCGTTGATTTTAGAATAGAATCAGAATTAGACTCAAATTTATTTTTAACTGATTGAGAATTAAATGTTATTTGAATCTGAACTTCTAGTTTTTGAGGGGCGACGGTTTGAAGATTAACTGTACAATGAACTACGAATGATGGAACAACAAACGTATATGCTTGAAGGGATAGTGATTGAACTAATATTTTTACTGTAGATTCAGATTGAAATATTTTAATTAGTTGAGATTTAGGGGTTACAGGATCAAGAGTAACTAAATGATGGTTTACAGATTTAGAAAGTACTAATGATATTACTATATGAGGAAATGCTTTAGCAACAATATATTCACCTATTGCATGAAGTTCTAGTATAGTAACAACATGAGCATTAAATGCTTGAAGTATAACAAGTTGATTTGGTAATATAGACAATGGCTCATCTACATTAGATACAGGGGTTACTACTTGTACTACTATTAGAGCATCATCATGACTAGAAATTAATGCTCAAACATGAACTACTTATACTTTAGTAATATGAGATGCCTGAAAGGTTGTGACCCTTAATAATGAAGCTTCTATTACTTTAACAATTCCCGCAAATTGAGGAGTAGCTTTTGCCGTATGAACAATAATAAATTTTGAACAACTATGAGCTTGACAAGTAACATTTGCCATTACAACTGATACATTAAACAGTAAAGATAGTAATTTAAAACTTACTTGACAATATAGTTGATGTTATATAAGAAAAGTTAGTGCTACAGTTTGGATAATGGTATGAGATTTGGCTTCGTAGAGCTAATTAAAGATTAACAACTTTATGACAAACTCCAGAAAAAGCATTTACTTATTAATAATATAATAATATGCAAATACAAGCCCTTATGGGAGTAATATCAAGTAGTACAGTTAGTGCTTCAACAGAAAATCTAATTAGTTGTGATATAAATAATAATAAAGTATATATTCATACTTGAATTACCATTACTATAACAAGTAGTTTTTCATGACCTGGCGCAGCCATATCTTGATTAGCAATGGATAGTTCAAATAATTTAGTTGGAAGTGATGTAGCTTCAAATAAAATATTTTTATTTACTTGAATTACAAGTACTGTATCAAGTAGTTTTGCGAGTGTTGACGATAATCCTTATTGAGTAACAATAGATAGTTGAGATGATCTTATTAGTTCTGATACTGATACTGATAAAATTTATATACATTCTTGAATTACGTCTAGTATATCAAGTAGTTTTGCAGCACCTGGTTGATTTACTACTTGATTAACGGTAGATAGTTCAGATAATCTAATTAGTAGTGATGTAGCTGATAATAAGATATATATACATACATGAACTAGCAGTACTATATCAAGTAGTTTTGCCTCACCTAGCACTAGTAATTATTGATTAACTATTGATAGTTCAGATAACCTTATTAGTTCTGATACGAATTCTGATTTAATATATCTACATACTTGAATTAGTTCTACTGTATCAAGTAGTTTTGCATCACCTGGGGGGTTTTGTTCTTGATTAACAATGGAAATTTAATTTTTTATAAAATAAAATATGAAATATATAAAAGTTACTATAACTAAGATTAGAACAGATATACAAACTTCTTTTTCTTATCCAGAAAAATATGATGCTAAGAAATTTAATGTTATTCAATACCAAAACGAATGATTAAATTCTGAATATGCAATTGCAACTACTGATGATAATTTTGTAGAATCTAAATGATTAGAAGAACTAAGTTTGTGACAGGCTAAACAATTAATAGATGATTTTGTTAAATCTGATAAAGATATTAATGATAATAAATTATTAAATTGAAAAACTAGAGATAGTATTATCAAAAATAAACAAGATATTTTATGAAAATAATGATTGCTATTCCACATATTTGAAATATAAGAGCAGAATTGACACAATTTTTATTAAGTTTAAATTCTTATTGACACGAGGTTAAAATATTTCTTAGTTGGGGAAGACCTATCACACACAATAGGAATAAAATACTAAATGTCTTTAAAGAAAGTTGATTTGATTATCTACTTATGATTGATAGTGATATAAAACCACCTGATAATATAATTGAAATGGTAAACAATAAAGTTGATATATGTTCTGCTGATATACATACAGCTTTATGAAATGAAATTATTAGATTATGATTAGAAAAAGTAGATTGATGATATAAAACAAAACAAGTATTAATTGATTGATTAAACGAGGTAGATGCGACTTGAACTTGATGTATGTTATTATCTAAAAAAATAATAGATGATGTATGACAATTCGAATGAGATAGTGAAGATTTTAATTATTGTGAAAGAGCTATAAATAAATGATATAAAGTATATTATGATACTAGATACAAGTGTAAGCATTTTCAAATATATCCAATGTAATTTTATTTGAATAACTATTAATTTTAGTTAATATGAATAAAACAGTCTTTCTAATAGAACAAGCTAATTGAAAATACACTGTTTTTGATGGACACCATTTAGGGGAATATATGCAAAAGATTAAAAGATCCACTTTTGCTATACTAAATAAAACTGAACTAGAATACGCAAATGATAATGAACAATGGATTAAGAATGTTATGGATAATAATGACCGTAGACCTATTTAATTTTTAACTTATTAACAGTGAAAACTTTCAAAGATTTTATCTTTTCCTTTAAGCCTGGGACTATCATTGTTATGATTGTTTGTATTATTTCAGTAGTAACAACAATATCAACAGTTTATTCATCTTTAGCATTCAAGATGTCAAGACTAGAAATAAGGCAAGATCATGTGGCAGAATTATATGAGAGTACTAAAGAAAAATATACAGCAGTACAGGAAAAACAGTATCAATCAGATATGATTATAATAGAAATAAAAACAAAATTAACTTGAATAGAAGCAATGTTAGTAGATATTAAACAACAATTAATATGATGAAAATATTAAAAAGTAAAAAGTTTAAAGTATTTTGTTGGAATGTATTTAATGGATTAATAGCCATTATTATACCATATTTGTCTTGATTACCATACGAAAGTTTAGCTATAATTATACCTATTATTATTCTAATCAGTAAAGAATTACATAAAAATTATAATCCTAATTATTGAAAAGATGAAAATATACAAAAGTAATAATAAATATTGTCATTTCTCTGAACTTAATCAATGAGATGAGGATTGGAGCAAATATGCGTGTACTCTTTTCGCTCCTGCTGTTAATTTAAAATATAATTGTAACATAACATTAACTGAAGGTGATTTAATGCGTATAGCCAAACAACAAAACGAATTAGGACTATTTAACTATACTAAATGATGAAAGTGATATGATTGAGCGAAAGCTATATTTAAAGCTGTATGTAATTTTCATAGAGTTACATTAATAGAATTTAATAAGGATGATGATGAATATTGGTATCTGATAAATAAATGATATTCAATAATTTGATGAATGTGAGTTAATAAAGAATTTCTTGTTGATGCAAAAGACGGTAAAATTGAAACTTACGAGGATTATAAAAACTATAAATGAAATATTTATAAGCATTTCACTAACTACAAAAAATGGATTAAAGAATGAAACGATTATTGAAAAGAGAGTATTCTTGATAGTTATGCGTACAATAAAAAAGGTAAAGAATGGATCTGTTATATAGATCTTGAAGAATTAAGAGAAAACATATTATACCCTACAATGTATGCGTTCGTTTAACATTTATTATATAATACTGCTTATTATGAATAAATTTAAAAAGTATAAAAAGGATAATAAAATGACGATTCATCACAACGTCGAAAAATCTTTGGGTTGATCTAATAAAGAAATTAATAAAACTCATATAACAGATCTTATACACAAAGCAATTAATATTTTATTTCCAAACTTACTTCCGACTCAACAGATAGAAAAAATTGTTTTTGGAATTAACCCTAAAGTTTTTACAGAAGAGTTCAAAGAGAAAATAGCAATGATATTAATGTATGAGGATTCAGATTATTATTATAATAAATGAGTCTTTGTGAAACCAAAATGAATATATCTAAAACACGAATATTTAGATGAAGAATAATTTATTTTTAAAATAATAAAATTATAAAAAAAGTATTGAATATTTATAAAATAGAATGATTATAAAAAACCCCACAAAAATTTATAATTATTACGTTCAAAAAAAATGAGGTTATTATTAAATAATCTTGTTTTTTTATAAATTCATTATTAATAGAAATACTGATATTGATATAAATAAATATATAAATATTTATAAAATGATCTATTTTTACCCGAATAAACACGGTGAAATATTAATATATTAGATACACATAAAAAAAGTCAAAAATAAACTTGACAAAACATATAAAATCTAATACAATTATTATGTAATTTATTTAATAATATTTTTGTATGAAATGAATTGAAAAATTATACAAAAAAGTTGAGGAAAAATTAAAAAAATGAGAGTTCAAAAAAATGAAAAAAGAAGAAATAAAATGCAAAATGAATTTATTTAAAATTGCATATAAATTAATGAAGGAAAAACATAGATGACAATTTAGGAAATCATGAGAAAGATATTTTGAACATTTAAGAGAAACTACAATAATATATTTAGACAAATTAGAAGATCCAAGAATTGATGGAATTATAATTTCATTAATGCACGATTCTTTAGAAGATACAAATATTACAATTGAAAGTATTGAAAATATTTTTTGAAGATATATTTCTGATTCAGTTCAAAAATTGACAAAAGATGAAAACAAACCGAGTTACTTATATTATAGAAGATTTAAAAAATGCGATAATATACAGATTAAGGTAAAATTAGCAGATAGAATACATAATTTATCTACCCTGAAGGGTTGTAATAATATAAAACATAAATATGAACAAACCAAAAAACACTTTCTTACAGTAGCAAAACAACACAGTAATCAAGGGTATAAAATAATTTTAAATGAACTTAATAAAATTAAATTTGAATTATTATAATTAAAAATTATAGTTAGATAAACAAGTTTAAAAAAATTTTAGTTAGGTATTCTAAATGAAAAATACACTTGTTTCAATAGAGACGGAGAAAATCCGTCTTTATTTATTTATTATAAAATAATTAAAAATAAAACTTGATTAATTATATAAAATAAATATGATATATTTATAAAAACAAGATTATTTTATATTATTAAAAATGAGTATTTATGTGAATAAGAAAAGAAAAGGTGCTAATATTGAAAAAAAATATTAAGAAATTAGAAAATAGTCTAATTATAGATCAGAGACTACAAAAAAAGATAGATATATGCAATAGTTATATATTGGGTGAAAATATGCTGGAATTATGAAAAGAGTTTTGAATGTCAAAATGATGAATAAGCAATCACATTCAAAGTATATTAAAGTTATAACAATTTATTTTTTTAATTTTATTTTATGGAAAAACAAGTATGAGAAGTTACACAAACTTCTATAATTCATAATGATAGATCTTTTATCAATATGGAAAAATTTAAGCAAATGCAAGAAATTGCAAATATTTATATTAAATCTGATGCGTTGCCAAAAACTATAAAAAATCACGCACAACTAGTAATGATATTACAGGCAGGGAATGATTTATGATTAAATATATCTCAATCTATTAGTTGATTATATATTATTAATTGATTAATAACAGTATATTGAACTATTGCTATTATGCTTATTAAGAGATGAGGATACAAAATAGAATGGATAGAAAGTACTGCGAAAAGGGCAGAAGTAAAAGTTAGTAAATGATGAGAAGAATGTATTGAAACATATACTATTGCTGAAGCTGATTATGCTTGATTATTAAATGGTTGAATGTGAATTTGGAGAAAATACCCAAGACAAATGTTACGTTACAAAGTACTATGATTTGTAAGAAAATTTTTTTGTCCTGAAGTTATGAGTGGCATGCAAATGGAAACGGAAATGGATGATATACAGGATTGAGAAATTGAAACAATTAATAAGGTTGATAATTGAATTGAGAAACTAAAACAAAAGATTAATGATGTTAAGAATATTGAAGAATTGATGGATTTAAAATGAGAAATTCAAGAATTAAATAACAAAGATATAATACCTTTTTTAGCAAAAAGAAAAGTAGAGTTGGAATATTGAGATTCAAAAGATGTTACAGTTGAAATATTACCTAACAAAAAAGAAGATGAAAAATAAATTACTATGGATAAGTGCTTCAAAAATAAGAACTTATATTGATTGTCCAGCAATTCTAAAATTTAGATATATTGATAAAATTCCTGAACTTGATAAACCGTATTTTAAGTATTGAAGAGAAGTTGAGGAAATGTATTATGATTTAATTTTAGAAAAAAAACAACTAGACGAGATAAAAGATGACAGACAAAGATGTGTAGAAAGTTTAATTAATCACGAATGACTAAACAAATTAATCTGATGAAAAAAAATAGAAACACAAATAGAATACAAAACCATAAAATGTAAAGACTGTTGAACTAATAATAGACTGAATAAATGAGAATGGAATATTGATAAGTGTAAATGTTGAAGTGAAAACTTAGAAAATTATGGGTTAATATGATTCTCTGATATAGAAACTGATGATGTTTGTATTGATATAAAGACAAGTTCAGTGACTTGGTGAGACACACAGATCAAAGAATTTATGTACCAAGCTTTAATGTATCATCTATTCAATTGAAAACAGTTTTATTTTTGTATTGTTAACAAGAAAACTTTTAAGGTACAATTATTAAAAATTAATATTGATAAATACGATAGATTATTTGAAAAGATAAATGAAGTTAAAACGGCTTTTGATTTAAGTTTTTTCCCGAAAAGCGAAAGCTGGAAGTGCAACAGATTCTGCGATTTTAAAGATATATGTAAAAATAATTTATAATTTAACTATTAAAAAAAATGGAAACTGAAACACTATTAGATAATTTAGATACAATGTATCAGAAAATTGAAGAATTAGAAAATATTGAATTAATCATAGACTATAAAGAAATTTTAAAAGAGAAAGAAAAATTAACCAAAGAGGTTAAGAAAAAAATTAATGATTGAGAGGATATTACAAAAAGTAAGATTTTGAAATTTGTAGTAAAAAAACAATATGCGTATAATATTCCAGCCTTAAAAATGTTATTGTGAAATAAATATCCTAATTATGTATCAATAATTGAAAAACCGTTGATGAAAGAGATTAAAAATGATTTTAAAGATACTGAAATAATTGATGATATAGAAAATTCATTAGAAGAAATAGGACACAAAATATATATTGAGAAAATAGAACAGGAAATTAAGGAATTTAATATATAAATACAAGTTTTAAATACAGTTTAATTATTTTAATATATATTTGTTAAAAAAATAATTAATACACCCTTAGAATTTAAATTTTAACAGTTTTTAAAATGAATTTAGATAAAATAGCAGGAGCGTTGAATAATGATACCAAATTATGTTCGAAATTTGGGGACAATTTAGAAAAGTTATGAGATTTTGACATAAAATTAAAAAGAGAATTACCCGAAAATACAAACGAATCTATAGCTAAAATTAATCAGATCTTAGAATTTTGTAGATCCAAAGATAAATTTTTGTGATTAAAACCTGATTGATTAATTTCAATGCAAAGAGAATTAGTAATTCATTTATGATTCTTAGCAGAAATAAAGGCTTTTTATTCTGTTGAATATTCAAGATCTTTAATATTTAGAAGGGTTACAAAAAGTGCTTTGAGTTTATCTTTGAGAAGGATATCAAAATCATTCGCAGAAGTGTTAGAAAATAGATTAACCAATGATGATGTTGCCAATATGTCAGATCTATCTACAATAGAAGAATTTGAAGAGGAGTTATATTGCAATTATGTGTCTGAATATTTGAAAAATCTAAGTAAAGCAGTATATGAATTAAGTAATATTATTAATAACAGACTTACAGAATTAAGATACGAACGAAAAAATACAGAAAAATTATAAATAAATATATATATTTTAATAAAAATTTTGAATTTAAATATAATTCATTATAATTAAAATATAATTATATTGGTAACTGGAAGAATTAGTATAATTATACTATTTAAGAAAAAGGGTTAAATTCTTCCAGGTTTAGCCCTTTTTTGTTGCAATAATAATATAATTATGAAAAGAGATAGTTTTATTTTTTATAGAAGTTTTTTTGAAGCTTCACTACCATTAAATGATAGTAATAAATTAGAACTTTTTAATTCAATTTGTAATTTTGCATTAAACCAAAACGAAACCGAAAATAAACCAATGGTTAAAGCTATGTTTAGCTTAATTAAACCACAGTTACAAGCAAACCAAAAGAGATACGAAAATTGAAAAAAATGATGAAGACCACAAGAAAAAAAAACCAAAATGAAACCAAAATGAAACCAAAATGAAACCAAAATGAAACCTAATGTAAATGTTAATGATAATGTTAATGTTAATGTAAATAAGAATAAAAAAATAAACAAAAAAGAAATCTTAAATACCTTTGAAGAATTTTGGAAAAAATACCCTAGAAAAATAAATAAAAAGAAATGTTTTATTTTATATATTAAATTAATCAAAGATCATAATATGATTATGAAATGATTAGATGATTATATTAAAAAACGGGAAAATGAATGAGTAGAAAAAATATATATACCACATGCGACCACATGGCTAAATTGAGAACGATGGAAAGATGATATTGAAAACGAAATTAAACTCACAGATAAAGAAATATGCGAAAAACAGAAAGAGGAATACTTAAAAAAACTTAATCTTACTTCTTAAATCTTAAATATTAAATATGACAAATAATATTAATATTGTATTTGATGTATGTGCTGAATTTAGAATAAGTTGAATTCAACTTGATGATATTATTCAAATAGCAAATACACGGAATCAAAAAAATCCATTAAAAACCTTGGAGCGTTGAAATATTATAACTATAATTGATAAGGTTACTTGAAGTGATATACAGATCGAGACAAACGCAAAAAAGGTATGCGATTATTGAACTAGACATAATCTAACAGAAGAATGTAAATGTAAAAAAAAGTTTGGGGTATCTTATCGGGAATTTCACAAATGGTTTGAAAAATTATGATATCCAATAATTTATTGTAGAAATATTACAATAAAAATGCAAGAAAATTTTTTGGATAGAAATAATACTTATAATTCTGAATACAAACATTAATTTTTAATTTTTTAACTAATTTAATTATGATAAAATATATACTTTTGAAAGATATACCATGAATATCTGAATGATAGATATTAACTACAACTGAAGTAGGTAATCTACCAGAACGACTTGTATTCTGACAATGGTTCTCATCTACAGTTTTCTGTTCGCCAGTATTTAATATAAATACTATACTTAATAATAAAGATTGGTTTGCAGAAATACAAGAATGATTATTATGAGAACTTGAATATCATAGATGATTAAAAGATTATTGAATGATGGAATGCGATGAATTAAATATAACTAAATCTGAACTAGAAAAAATTTTATCAAAATATAATATAACCAGAAAATAAAATGGAAATTTTAATAAAAAAACTAGAAAATCAAATAGAATATATGTTAGATACTCTAGTCGAGATACAAAAAAAAGAGGCAAAAGATTGACCAGCAAGACATTTATGAACTTGGTATCAAACTGCTTTGGGTATGATTATGTTTTCTATGTTATCAAGACATTTATGGGATAAGATTATTCAAAATAAAATAAGTGTAGAACAAGCAAAAATATTATCCACGGAAATATGAAATGCAACACATGAGCATTATTTACAATTATATTGATATGATTCAAAAAAACATTAATTTTTAATTTATATTTATTAAATAAATAATATGCTAAAAACAAATATATTTTTCAAAGAATATCAAGAAAAAGACAATGATATTTTTCTATGTTTTATTGATGAGTTAAAAAAACTTACAACTGAAAGGAATAGATTAAAATTATATAGATCAATATATTTTCAGTTGAGAAATTTCGAAAAATGAAAAGATTACAAGTTGGTTTATTCAAAAATATATATTAGAAATAGTATTTTTAAAAAAATATTATTAAAAAGATTAAAATGATAAAAATAAAATATGAATGATTATATTAATTTATTACTTTTATATAAAAAATATAAAAATTGGTTAAAAGCTGAGGCTGTAGAACAAGTAGAATTAGTTGTATGGTTAGAATTTAATTGATATATATATACATCTATTCCAAATTCAACTTGGACAAAAAGCATTAAACAAAAAATATTAAATAAATTAACAGGATTAAATTCTTGATTATGTGATATATTAATTATTTTAAAAAGATGAAGTTTATTATTTATAGAAATGAAAAGACCGAAAAGGAAACTAAAAAATTGAAAACTTTGAAAATCACCAAGTGTAATAAGTCCTAACCAAAAAAAATGGATTGATGATTTAAATAAAATAAATAATGTATCTGCAATTATTACATATTGAGCTATTGAAGCAATAGAAAGTATAAAATATTATGAAGACTTATAAATTATAGATAATTATAAAAAAACTTGATTTAAATTATATTCTTAATATAATGATATTAAGGATTAATAATTCTTATTTTATTTATTTATATTATTATTATGAAAGAAAAAAGTGAAAAGTGAAAAGTAAAAAGAGTTATTCTAAATTCTGATGATTTAATTACAGATATTGAAAATGAATTTTTACAAAAAAGCTATGATGATTTAAAAGACAAATTAAAAGAAAGATTTGTTGAATTAATAGCAGCACAAAAACAAGTTGATTTAATACAAGGAGATATTAACAAAATAAGAGATTTAATTGATAAAGATGACTTATGTTTGAGGAAGAATTTATAAAGTGGTTTATTAAAGAATTTGATATACAATACAATGAAGTTTTATTATTTGTTGATGAATGAATATGAAAAACTTTTGTAAAAATATCTTCTGATATAAAATGATTTCCAACTAAGACTTTTGCAGAATGATATTGACATATTTGAATAAAAAAATTCGTTAAAAAAAGATATTTTTTCATTAAACCATTAATTATAGATATAATTTGATCTGTTTACTTATGGGAATGAAGATTAGAATGAGAAAAGCGGCAGAGTTTGGAAGATTTAGATATTAATGAAATGCAAAATATAGTAACAAACGCATTAAAAAATAAAAGTTGTATTGTAATTGATGATGTTTCAGAAATATTACAATCAATAAAATATCTTAAAAAATAACAATAAATTATGTGAGAAGAATTATTAAAACATATAAATATTATCAAAGAAAATATTGAAATAATATGACAAGTATGATTCAAAGATTTAATGGCTTTTGATTGAAAATTAATACTTAGGTGAAATTAAATAATAATACCTGTTTTATGAGGTAAAAAATGGCACTTAATTTGTGACTCAGATCCCAAAAAAGATTACATGGATCAAGATGAAGAAGAATTTTTTATACCACTAAATGATTATTTAATTAACTGAATTTAATTATGAAAACATTAAATTTAGAAACTACAAAACAGGCTAACTACGATCAACTGAAAGTAAAGGCATAAATTACAGCTTTAACTACAAGGTTTACTTGGTATCAAAGTATTAATGCAAATAAAAGATCAGAAATTAATATTTTATAACTAATTTTAAACTATGACTAATATAAATTGTGATTCTTGTAATTCTTGTAATTCTTGTGAATCTTGTTATTCTTGTAAATCTTGTGATTCTTGTAATTCTTGTGAATCTTGTTATTCTTGTAATTTTTGTGAATCTTGTGAATTTTGTATTAATTTAGAAATGACTAAATATAATTACTTTTGTTATGCTGATAATTTAGATAATTGATTTCAAAGACCTAGATATCAAATATTTAATATACAACTTACTAAAGATGAATATCATAATATTGATATGGTTTATATTAAATTAGATTTAAAAGATAAGTCTTATAAAGATGCATTTAAAAAAGCTTGGTATAAACTAGATAAAGAA